CGAAGGTTTCGAAAAACCAGGCGGTTGATGATTAGGGCGTCGGGCCAAATGCCGGACGCGGTCCAGACCGCCCGGACGGCCTTCTCCACGTTGTCGATCGGCACGGCGTCGGTCTTGTGGTTTTCGTCCCATTCGTTGGTCACGTCCGAGGTGTGGCCTGCAAAGGTGGTGGCGTTAAACAGCAGGTCGGCCACTCGCTGCTCTTGGTCGCGCAAGACGGCATCGTATGCCCGTTGGGCGCAGACCTGCTCGGCGTCGAAATAGTGGCGGTACGCCTTCACCGTGTTGTCGTCGATCGGCTCCTCGGCTCCACGCTCCTGCGTGGAGTAGGTGTCCGGCTCGAACTTCCAGGTCCCGCGGCTGTAGCCGGCGCCGGGGGCGCGCTCCGTCGAGCGGTGCTGGAGGAGCTGTTCGATCGGGATGCGGCCGAAATGGCCCGAGGCCTCGCCGGCATCGAAGACCGGCAGGACCCGCAGGCCGATGAAACCGGCCCGGTCGTTGGCCAGGTTGAACTCCTCGACCGAGGCGGCCAGGTCGGGACGAAGGGTGGCGAGTGATGAGGAGGGGGAAGGCATGGTAGGTTCTCCAAAAGGCAGGAAGAAAAGGGTGGGTCAAAGGTTCAAGGTCAAAGATTCAAGGTTCAATTCACGCAACTTGGTTTGGGCCTCGTCGGCGGTCAGGACCTCGGCAAACTCGAAGCGGCCCCAGGGGTGCAGGTTGCGGCCGTCCTTCAGGTCGACGATTGCAGAGGCCGGACGGTCGGCCATCGGCAGGACCTCCAGGCGATGGCCCGATTTGTTCAGTAGTTTCGAGCAATACGTGTCCAGTGCGGCGTTGCAAGTGAACTCCCACAGCCGCCAGCGGACCGCCTCGAGCAGCCCGCGGCTGAACACGCGGCCCGCGCCGGCCGGGGCGGGAAACCGCTCCGCGCCGCTCTCGATCCACAGCGGCCCGACCCAGCGGCCCAGCGCCCCGGTCGATTGTTGCTGAAACCAGAGCGAATCGGGACCGAAACCCGGGCAGCCGTCGCCGAGCCGTTCGACCGCCAGCCGGAAATATGCCTCGTTGGCGAAGTCGTCGCTGCCCAGCACCATCACGGCGTCGGCCGCCACGGCGTCGGCCGCGAACTCCAGGCCCCGCTGCCATTTCTTCGACAGCGGCCAGTTGGACTGCTCGATCCAGAAGAGGTCGAGCTCCGTCGCCATACGCTCCATAAAGGGGGCGTCCTCGGGCGAACAGACCGCGGCCAGCCTCAGCCGACAAACGTCCTGCAATCCGGCCGCCACCGCGGCGTGGTGGCGGAGCATCCGCTCGGCCACGCCGTGGCGGCGGTGGATCGCGGTCAGCAGGACGATCGTCGGCAGGGACATGGGGATTAGGGGTTGGGGATTAGAGATTGGAGTTCGGGCTTCTAATCCCTAATCCCCAATCCCTAATCTCTCTCTGGCTAGCTCAACTCGGGGGCGTAGTCCTGCGTCTGCGGCAGCAGCTCGATGATCGAGCCGGCGCCGCTGGCCGCGTCCAGGGCGATCCCTCCGCGGGCCATCGACGGGATGTCGTCGAACCGACCGTCGCCCGCTCCATAGACCTCGGCGTACTGGGTGACGGCGTCATCCGCGACTATCTTCCGCGTCCCCTGGGCGTTCCACAGGCGGACCGGGCAATACTGGTCGGCGGCCAGGGCCGGGATTTCGATCGTGCCGATGCCCAGCTCGTCGGCCCCGCAGACGGCCAGCTTGCCGGCGGTGAGTTTCACCCGGGCGAACTGTTCGATGACCCCGCCGGCCTGGAAGGTCCGGCAGGGAGTTTCAACGTATTGACTCATGTTGATCTCCAAAAATGGTGGTTAGTGGTCAGTGGTCAGTGGAAAGGGGCCGGGCTACCGGCGGGAGGTCTTTCGAGCGGCGTTATAGGCCGCCAGGTATTCCTCGTGCAGTTCCGGGTTCTCGCGGACGACCGCCCGGACCGCCTGCGACCTCGACATGCCGAGTGTGATCTTCGCCTGCAGGGCCTCGTTCCAGGCGACGATCGGGTCGCCGCCGGTCTTCTGGTTTGTTCCGCCGCCCAGCGGCTCGACGCCCATCTTCTGTGCGTCGGCCAAGGCCTTGGCCGCCTCGGCCTCCTTCCGCGTGGCCTCCAGCCGGCGGTTCTGCTCGGCCATCCAGGCCGACTGGGCCTGGGCCGCGGTGGCGTTGGCCTCGAGCTGCGAGGCGATGAACTCCGCGTCCGCTCCGGGAAGGGCGGCCTTCAGGTCGTGATAACCGGCCGGCTGGGGCTGCAAGGTTGCCGTCGTCGTCTCGATGGGCAATGCGGGCGGGGCGGCCGGCTTGATCGGCTCGGTGGTGTTGTCTTGGGGGTTGGGTTGCGTTGGTTGGGTTTGGCTCATTTGAGCGGCTCCTCTGAGTTCTTGGGGAAGGTGATTAAACATGTTCGGATCAATCGACGCAGCGAGCGCGAGCTGGGCGGAAGTTCGATCGGCAAAACCCTCGGCGACGGCCTCCTCGGCAGTGAACCAGGTCTCGTCGTCCATGAACGCGGAAACTTCCTCGGCGGGTCGTTTGGTGCGGGCGGCATAGATATTCACCAGTTGCGATTTCATCTTGTCGAGCAGTTCGGCCAGCTCGCGCATGTCCTCGGCCTCGCCCGCGCCGATGCCGAACGGGTTGTGGACCATCATGTACGAGCCGGCGGCCATCACGATCTCGTCGGCGGCCATCGCCACCACCGAGGCTATCGAGGCGGCAATGCCGTCGACGTGGGCGACCACTTTCGCCTCCTGGCGTTTGAGGATGCTGTGGATCGCCGTCCCTTCGATGATGCTCCCGCCGGGGCTGTTGATCCGCACGTCGATCGTGGAGATTTTGCCAAGCGCCTTTAGCTCATTGTGGAACTCCTTCGCGCTTATCCCGTACCAGGGGTCGATCACGTCGTAGAGCAGGATTTCGGCGCGGTCCGCCTCGGCGCGGATCGAGAACCCCCGCCCCTCGTCCCTCGTCCCTGGCCTCCGATTAAGCTGTGGCATTTCCAGCCTCCTCTTGGTCCGTGTTGAGCGAGAGTTGGATTCCCTCGGCCATCGGCAGGCTGGCGATCTCCCGCCAGGTGACGTTCAGGCCCTTGTACTTACCGTTCAGCTCCTCGGCCTTCAGATGCGACTTCTCGATCAGGTCGGCGTTGTCCTCTACAATTTCGGTCGACAGATCGCTCCATTCCATGCCTCGTTCCGCGGCTCGACGCCTATGTGAAATCAAGGCGTTTCGGGTGCGGACCAAATCGGCGGTCGCCTCCTTAAGAGGCTCGATATAGGGCCAGGTCGGAGTGTTGAATCGATGATCGAAAATGGCGATGTCGCCGCTGGCGGCGGCGTTCCGCAACGCCGCGTCCTCGGCCATCCAACGGCGCAACTGCCAGCGGTAGATCGGCGAATGAAACTGATCGACCAGTCGCCGCTGGTTATTTCTAAAACCCATCTGGGCCTGCGATACACTGCCCCTCCACCCACTGAAATTTGTTTGCGTCGGATCGAGCAAGAGTAAACAAAGGGGCATACCCAAGTTCACTCCGATCAAATTCAAAATCAATCTCACGTAAGGTGCAAACTCCGTGTCGGGTACGTGGGGCGAATCGAGCTTGAACTTCTCGCCCGGGTAGCCGACAAACTCGCGGCCCATCCCCATCCCCTCGATCTGTCGAATGGTGCCGTTGGCGAGTTGCTCGGTGGTCGCGTCGGTCTGCTCGCCGGCGGAGAACATCTGGTTAAAATCCTTCTCCCGCTCGCGGAATACGGCGAAACCGGTGACAATCTGTTTGTGCAGCAGTTGGGCGAACTCGATGTCGTCGTGCATCCCGACCAGGTCGAAGACCGGCGCCAGCGCGGAGACGCCGCGGGTCTGGGTGGCCCGCTTCGGCCGCAGTACGTGAAAAACCTGCTTGTTCCCCTTGGCGTCGCGGGCGGCATATTCGCGGAACTGGTCCAATTTCAGAGTCGCCGGGCCGGTCCCCACGTCCTCAAGCGTCAACCAGTAGCGGATCGGTTTGCGGGTAAGGGGGTTCAACTCGACGCCGTGGACGACGTTCTCCTTTTTGCTAAAAGTCGGTTTGCGCAGCCGGTGGCCCTCGATCAGTTCGATCGCTCCGGACGATGTGGCCAGCCCGATGATGTCGCCATCCACTTTGATCGCCCGCGAGACCACCTGCTCCAGCTCCCAAAACGTCCGCTCGCCGGCCAGGTCGCAGCGGTCGGCGTCGATCGAGTACTCGTACCACCGCTCGGCCAGGTCCTTGTTCAGTTTCGGATCGCCGGTAAGCGGGCTGAGCGTGAAACCGTCCTGAATCTCGTTCTCCATTGCCCGGTCGATCGTCTGCCCGACGATGCAGTCGTTGCGGTCCATGTCGCGGGCGTACTCCATGATCCGCAGGTAGTCGGCCTCGCTGCGGTAGTGGTAGTCGGCGCCGCTCCCCATCGGGGCCAGCCCGGTTCGGCGACGGCGGAACCGGCTCTGCTTGGCGGCCGAATAGTCCGCCCGCATGTCGGCGAAACTCTCGATCAGGCTGGGGTTGTCGCGGCGTCTACTCACGAATCACGGAAATCCTCGATTGAGAAGCATTTTGGCGGCGCGGAGCGGATGTTCGACTCGGTCAGATAGCGCTTGGCATCGGCGATCTCCTCGGCGATCAGCCGCGGATCGAGTTCGACTTCCCCTCCCCCGCCGCTGCTGGCCCGCTTGGGCAGTTTCAGCAACAGCAGCCGGCAGGCGGTGATGAACGCCCGGGCCTTGGCCGGCGAGCCGTCCTCGGCGTAGGATGCGTTGTCGGCGTAGGAGGCCTGGATGTCGACCAAGCTGCTGGCCGAGTTGAGCGCGGACATCGTTCAACGGAACAGGAGGGCGCGGAGAAAACTGAAAAAGCGATCGTTCAGCTATCGAGCTTAAAGCACCGCGCGGCCCAATTACAGCGCCAATCCGGCCCGGATTCCGCGGATTGTTCGGGAACCGACACTACCGTCCGAGGGAGGCTATTTCGCGCGAAATGACGCCGCCGGGCACGTCGAAGAGGCCCTGACGGCAGCTGAAGGGAATTGCCGGCTGGAAAATCAGCGGCCTTTCGATCAGCCAGCAGAACGGCCCGGTGGCGAGTGGGTCGGAGCAAAGCTCCTCTGGGTCGATCGCCGGCGGTGCTAGGAGATTGGGCAAGTTTTCTTGAATCAAACGCCGCGAGGCCGAATCGCCCGGTGCGTAGCGGAGCACGTCGATTATTTCGATCACTCCAACGACCGCCTCGCGGGGGATTTTCTTGTTGGGCGGGACCGCGACGCCCATCGCCTCCAGCGCGGTGCGGGCCGCGGCGTCGCTCCGCCGGGCGGCCGGCGAGTCGGCCGAGGCGTGGATCAGCAGCGGACCGCGATGATGCGTCCGCCAAGTGCGGTTTTCCACCCGCTTGTGCCCGTGGACGATCGCCCAGGCCCAGATGGGATGCACTGTGATGGCCTTCATGGCTGATCCTCAGAATGGAACTGGTTCGTTGCCGTGTGAAGTGCGGCGGCAATAGTCGGCCAGGTCGAGCGCCTTGCGGTACATTTCCTCGATCGGCGGGAGTTTATCGTAGGGCGGCTCCAGGTCCGGCAGATCGGCGTGTTAGGTCGGCCGGGGAGTTGCTGCTCCCCGGCCGGCCGCTTGTTATGGCTTTATGACAAACTCATACTTTTTTGGCAGTTTTGGTGCATCGCGGCACCTCTTCCAGCAGCCAGCGGACGGCGTCGGCCGCGGTTACGGCCCGTCGGCCGTTGGCCAGCAGCATGTTCTTGGCGTCCAGGGCAAGCGCCAACCGACGCAGCACCTCGGCCTGACGCCGCGATACGCGGACGTCGACGTGGCGACTGACGTAACAATCTGAAAGATCGACGTCGAGCTGCGGAACGGTAATCGTTGCCGAGGGCAAAAAGCGCGGGCCGGGCTGTTCGACCTGCTGATCGACGACCTGGTCACTCTCGATCTCGGCCGGTTCGTTTTGTTCGTCGACGCTCAAGTCGCATACGGCCTCGGCAGGCGGCGGCGCTTCAGTTTCTTCGGCCAGTCGCCGAGCGGCCGGCGAGCCGAAAATCGCAAGCCAGCCCAGCGGATCTTCCTGCTTGCGGGCCATGTGGATCAATTCCTCGATCGAACAACCGGCTATCTCTGGCGTGATGCCTAGTCGTTGGGCCTCGGCGCGTAGCTCTCTCAAGAGCGGTTTCATCGTCACTGACATGTTGGTCCTCTCATTCTCGATCGGTCAAAAGGTACGGCCGGCCGTCCGGCGTGAGGAACGGCCGGCCGGCCGGCGGTGGTTTTTGTGCGGCTGGTTGCTCGGCGCTCCTGATGAGCCTCGCGCCGAGAAGATGAAAGGCACAAAGCAGGTTGCTCCCGTTGTCGAGGTAGTGGTTATCATCTTTTTCCTTGTACCAACGCAACTCCGAGCCGACGCCCGGCGTAAAGGTTTTGAGCGGCCGCTCAGCCACGTAGTGTTTGGCGACGGTGATGTGTTCGTTCGGATCGGACGAATGGTAGAACTCAACCGCCCCCTCGGTCCCACGCGGCGTGCGCAAACCGTCGAACAACTGCGTCTTCCAATTGTCGGCGTTGAAATCGACGCGAAACAGCCGTTCACTCGGCACCCAGAGCACGTGATATTCCTCGCCGATCAGCTTTACCTCCGTGCCGGTTTTGGGCGGTTTTCGATAGGTGCGAAAACGGCGGAACAACTGGCTGAGGCCGTAGCCGATTGCCGGGCGGAACCTGGCCCCTGATTTTTTTTGCCGGCAAAACTCATAGACTACATCGCCGTTCCAACCAGCGTCGATGAACACTACTTGCGGCACACGAATCTCGCCGTCCGGACAGTGCCAACCCTCCAGGATCACGTCGTCGCGGAATTGTTCCAGCGCCAACAGCAAGGCGCGTTTTACCTCCATGCTGTCACTGGGGACTTCGAAGGTTTTGTACTCGATTATGTGTCGCCGGCAACCTTTCCGACACGCCCCCAACGTCCAAGTGCAGAACCGTTTGCCGAGGTCGATTGCCATCGCAAACTGCTCGGTGTCTTCCGGCACCACGCCCTTGGTGTAGCGGCGATAGGCGAAGCGGCGACGGACCTGGTGAAAGTCCAACGGCGTGGCGTCGTAGTCGGGCGATTGCCAGGGGACCGCCCAATAGAATTGACACAGTTCCCTCTCCAGGGCCTCCTCGCCGGATGTGGCGTGCTTGGCGGCCCACTCCTTGGCCGCAATCTCAGAAGGACCCCAAAAAAGGTTTGAAAAAGCGTTCCAACGGAAACCGAGCGTGTCGGTCCGGGGCGGATCGCCGACGATGTTCCCCTCGGCGTCGATCGACTGGCCGCGGTGGACCAGCTTGGCGCGGCGGTTCATCTCCCTTCGCTCGGCCTCGGTCAACTTCTTGCCGCAAGTCGGGCAGGCGAAATAGGCGTTCTCGCGGGCTGCTATCTCCGAGTCGGCGTCCTGCCAACCGACCAGGTGTTCGCGTTCAGGGGTCACCCAATCGCCGCAATGCGGGCATGGACACACAATGCGGCTGGCCGTGCCGTTCTGGTATTCCGTCCAGATGCAACCCTCGGGGACGGAAACGGTGCATTCGAGGTGGCACCTGCGCAATTGTTCGGGAAAAGAGCCGGTCCGGGCCTCGATCTGACTGACCGGATCGGTCTCGCGGCTGGTCTCGCCGGCCACGTCCATCTTGTCCACCTCGGTGCCAACGACGCAGCGGGCCGTGTATGAACTGCGGTTTTCGTCGCCGCCGCCGGCCGACATGAACTTTAGCACCCCGCCGTTGGTCAAGCGGATCTCCTCGGTCCAACCGCCGCGGCTGCCGCTGCCGTCACGCGGTAAATGTTGGCGATAGCGCGAGGCCATGATCGCCGGTAAGATTTCGTCTTTGAATTTGTCGCGGTTGATTTTCTGCGTCGGCGAAAAGACGATCACCGGCTCGCGACACTCGAAGGCGTAGTAGAGCGTGGGCAGGACGTAGGCGATCGTCGATTTACCCGATTGCACACAGCCCAGGACGGCCGAACGGCGCCAACGGCCGCCGTCCAATTCTCGGACCAGCAATCGCGCGAACGGCTGCGTGTCCCAACTAATGAGCGTACCTTTGGCGAGGCCTTTTGGGATCACAAACTCCGCGGCGGCGAACTCCTCCATCGATCGCAGCCGCGGGGTCCTGGCCTGTTCAAGGAGCCAGTGAAATTCAGCCCGAGCCGCCCGAGTCGAGGTCAGCATTGTCGCCATCAGAAGCAAGTAGACGGTCGATTTCACGTTTGCAGTTGTCGAGGGCATCGTTGAGGATTTTTTGGGCCCGAGAACCGAATTGTCTCAGCAGGGCCTCGCCGGCCACGCGGAGAATCCCGCCGATTCGGCTGTGACCGTCGTGAATGATCCGCCGTTCGATCCATAGCCCTTGTTCTCGCTCGATTTGCAACTCGAGCTTGCGGCACTCAAACTGCCGCTTCCGTTCCAAGGCCGGGCTGGCCACGCCGGCAATCTCCGGGTCATCGTCGTCGGCCCCGGCGAGCTTCCGCGCATTGTCGGCCAGGAATTCGTGCAACGCCTTGACGAAGGCCGGCAGGTCGATCGTCGCGCTGCCGATCGGCAGGCCATACCGCTCGGCCTGCTCGTTGATTACCTTGATCTGCCGACCGGACCATTCCCTCCATTCCTTTTTGCGGATCGAGCGGTAATGCTTCTGGCGTTGCTCCTCATCGCGCTGTTTTTCAAATCGCCTCAACGCCGCGATCTCGTCACGGGAAGGTTTTTCTCCGCGCCGCTGTTTCTCCAGCGCGGCCATTGTCAGCCTTTGATCGGATTGCTGCGACGATTTGCCCATCTACCTCACCCCGATCACTGGCGTGCTATTTCGCGCAAAATAGTGGATGGCCTGCAACGGTTACTTACCCGGATGTTGACACCATCCGTATGAAAAAACCCTTGAATCCCCCGGCCGAAGGCCCCCAGGGTAGCCTGCCGGAAAAGAACCTAAGCCCCGGGGGGGGAGGTGGGTCGAACTTTGTCGGCGACGAGGATGGCGAGCAGTTCGGCGGCCTTGGTGGCGTCGTTGGCGGCGTAGTAGGTGGCGACCTTCTTGACCACCTCGCCCAGCTTGGCCACCATCGCCTCGTCGCTGCGGACGGCTTTGACAATCTCCCCGACCTTGTGGACCAGGCCCGAGTAGTCGCCGACGGCGTACATGTCATACGCCTCGGCGAACCAGTCGAGGCCCCAGCTTTTCATCAGGTTTGCCAACTCCAGGGCGTGCTTCCGCCGCTTCTCGCGTCGGTTGTAGAGCCACAGACCGCCCAATGTCAGGGCCAGTGCGGCGCCGGCCAGGATCACGTACTGCCAAATCAGGGGAACGTCGTAGAACATTGGGATTATCCTTGATGGTGTAGTGGGTAGTGGATAGTGAATCACATGCGGTTTCGCACGCCGCACGTTAGCAGTTCTGAGCAGAAGTAAGCGGTTCTAGGCAGTTCTCAGCAACCGCTACTCTTTCTTACCGGCGAAGTAGACGACGAACCCCGCCACGACGCCCCCCAACACGCAGAGGCCCGCCAATAGAGGCGACCGCTCGGCAGCCGTAGGCGGCTTATACGATGGCCGAAGCGGCTTCGGCCCTACTTGCACATCCACCGACGGCCCCGGCCGCACTTGCACCTGGGCTTCCAGCAACCCGATCAGCGCTTCGATTCGGGCGTCCTGGGCCTTGTCGTTGGCCTCGGCTTCCTTCCGCCAGGGCAACAACGTTTTATCCTTGCCGCCCAGCTTGGCCTGGTCCACCGGCTCTAGCGGGGCCAACGGTTCCGCCTGGGGCGGCGTGGGTCTGCGCGGCAATTGGCACGATCCGCCCGGACAACCGCCTCGCCATTGCTGCTGTTCTGCCGCTTGTGCGATCGCTTCGCCCAGTAGAACGTGAACTCGGCCGGCCTGGACGCAGACGACCTCCTGGCCATCCGTCCCCCACAGCACGCCGACTACTCGCCCCTTGGAGTCGAAGACCGGCCCGCCGCTATCGCCGCCGCGGGCGTGGCCGGAGAGCACCATCCAGTCGTCCGGCCCTTGCATCGCGGCACTCGAG